CACACCGTCATTAAATTTACACCATGCATCTAATCTCTGTTGTGTTTCTATGTCGTCTTGACGGTCTATGGTTCTGCTGGCTAATTTGCAACATTCTCTGAACGCTGATTTCCAGGTATTGAACGGATCGGTGTTAAATGCTGTGACATTACTGATTTCTGGCATGGCCTTGAACCACTGACTGATACTGGTGGTCATATCTGGTTTAGATACATCCATAGTCTGCGTAAGTGTTTTTGGTAATAGTTTAACTCCGCCATACCCATATTGTAAATCATTTATAGGATTTATGCTGCGCCAAACATGCACACATTCAACATCTTCCTTAGGTACCACATAATCAAAATTAAACGAGTCGACTATTTCTGCATCGCCGTCTACTACCCAGAACATTTTAGTAAAAGATTTATTAGCAGCTGCGATGTGTGCTTGATGTATGCCTTTGACATTGTGAACTCGTTGAGACCTAGGAAATCTAGATTTTAGTTTTGCAAAATTAGCATCCGCATTTGGTTCGTTGTAACTGATGAAAATAATATCGTACATTATTGTTTAAAATAAGTTAACCCTAAATTTATTGTTTCGTCGTATAGGTCTAAGGTGTATCTGCTTTGTTGTGCATCTAGCCAAGGCCAATCTAAGCCCAACCTATGTTTAATTTTAAATCCCAGATCTTTTGCATCTTCTTCTACAGATGCATGATTAACACTTTGTTCGTAGATATTTCTGAGGATTTCAAAATCTCGTACCTGAATATAATCCCAGTCTGTGCAGTTAGTCATCCACGTTCCCATACGAGCTCCAAGGATAGCGTATTTTCCATTTTCTTCGTGTGCGCCAACAGATGACCACATGCGAAGTCTGTGGATGTTATGCCACCAGATACGTTCTTTGATTTCTTGGGGCGGCACACGCACTCCATCTAGTAATGTCATCTTAACACCTTCGCGAAATCCTGCTCTCCATGCTTGGAACGGTGATCCAGTGATGATACTATCACTATATACTCGAGGAAAATTTCGATATCCATCTTCCCAACAAAAATCAACCTGAGCTCTATCGCTGACTGCATTTTCGTGTGTTCGCATATTTAGAACAAATTTCTTATTCCAAATTTTTATTCCGCCATTACCATAACGTAGTCCGTTGATGCTGTTACGACCGCACCATCCATATACCTGTATCTTAGAATCTGTCATGTCAAGATCCAAATCGAAAAATTTAGGATCTACAATGTTGTCTGCATCAATAGTAATAAACCAATCAGTCGATGATAACTCAGCCGCTGCCTTATGTGCATGATCACTGCCTTTAATTCCATGCACACGTTTTGCCCAAGGAGCTTTCACACATAAGTCTGAATAATGTAATTCAGCGTTTGGTTCGTCGTAGCTTAAAAAAATAATATCAAATTCAACTATTTTCATCGGTATTCAATTACATAATTTTTAAATAATCTTCTAGTATATACACTGAATTTAGGATAATTAAAATCTGTGATCAGCTTATACTTTCCTATAAGATCATTTATTGTAACAGTAACTACTTCAAAGAGCAAGTTCGGATCGTTATATTCGGTAATAAAAAATTGCATTTCAGTGTCGCCTGCCCACACAAAATTACGTTTTTTTATTCCGGCTCTAGTTTTACGTGTTCCACCAAATTCAGTAGACATTTCAATTTTTAGGACCGCGAGTTTTGAGTCATACTTAATATAGATGTCTGGTTTTTTTATTTCAGAATCTTTCTTGGAAATAATTCTATGTAAAACATCATCGATTTTATAGACACTTTTTATCTCCGCCACTTCCAATGTGTTAGAATTCATATCTACTACGCAATTGTCAATTTTTATTTCTGCGTTAATTATAGATTCTGCCAATTCTTTATCTACTGAAATCTTGTGTTTTTGGTCCTTAAAAACATGACTAGGTCCTACGCTGATTACTGCGCCAGTGTCTGGGTCAAACACTGCTATATACTTTACAGGCGGTAATTTAAAATTTGTGAACCAGTCATCGAAATCTTCTATTTCTTCCATATAATCTCCTCAAGTATGTTAATTAATTCATCATTAATTTTATCTTTTTCAACATAATGTACAATGTCATGCTGTTGATAATTTCCTATTTTTAGTTTGCCTTTTTGATTTAAATAAAAACCAACATGATCGCTCCAGCGGTCAGAAGGCCATGGCCAATTCTGTATCATAGACTTCATATGTACTACTCGCGGAAATTCTAAAGGGTACGCAATGTCATCAGTGATATCTAATATTTTAGCTGCCAATGCAAATGCCTCGTCTGTACCCAGCACTCGAGGCTTATGATTAGACAAAAAAGCATTTGAGAACTCTACGGGATTTTTTATAATATCTCTTCCGAGACAAAAAAATTCTCTAGATATCCCGCTGTCTTTTTTAAAAAAGGTGTAAAGACTATAAAGATTCGGTAAATCGTTCTTTATAAAAGCCTTGCGATAGTGTTGATCTATTACAGTTTCACCTCTGTAGGTGTAAGTTTTATTGGCCACATATAATTCGCTGTGTTCAATAAAATATTCCGCCCAATGACTGTAATCCCGCATAAACAGCATATCTACATCTAAGCATACTGTATATTCAAATGGTGTAAGTTGATCCATCCACGATCTGCCATTCCAGAATGTCTCTTGACTCCATTCTATAACATGGTCAAACACCCACTTGCTGTTCAGTTTCGAAAGTTTTTGTTTATCATCTATTACCAAAGCAATTTGATCAAAGCCGGGTTTTTGAGTATTTTTTATACTCAGAGCTAGTGCGTAGGCCAACTTTAGATAATCTATGGTTTCATGTTCTGCGACTATTAACAGATATCCAAACTTCATATCAGTTCCAATAATTTATCACTGTGTCTTACTATGCTTTGCTTATTCATTACATGAATATCAATATCCTGTATTGAAGCTGCACAATAATACGCATCTAATTTTGGAGACACCAGCAAGGTTAGTCTGTTGGCGTCCACTGAGTGTAATATATCTCTGTCTAGTAATGTTAGAATCGGAGGCAAACATCCCATTAAAGATTGTTCGAATCCTTCTAATATATGCCTAGCAACACTAAATGCAATATCGTTTCTATATTGTTTTGAATCGAATCTAAATGTGTCGGCATAATATTGATAGTTGTCTTTGACATGACGTACTAGATCAAAAAACATTTTTGAATATGTATTTTTTGTAAACATCACTGTAGTAGCCCAATATAATTTAACTCCTACGTCGGAAACATATCGATCATGATATCCCATTCGTTGATTGTCATAGATATCATTGATAGATTCTCCGATCATAACATCACTGTCAACCTCCCAATACTCTGCTAATCTATTAGAAAATATGAGAAAGTCTGCGTCAATCAAAAGTGTTCGGTGATATGGAGTAATATCATAGGCCGAACTTCTATTACCATTAATGAATTGTACCACACTACGTTCCGTGCCGTCGTGTAGTCCTCTAGAATTGTTCGACTCGGGCCTAGCCACTATGAAAATATGGTCGAAAATCTGTTGAGCACGATCATATATCTTAGATTCTATCATCCAATCTACGGTGGGTTGATCAGTTACCAACGACGCAGGTTGCCCGAGATGTTTTTTAGCCAATCCTCCGGAAATAATCGCCATTAATGCATAATCGACAGTGCGATTATTATGGGCGTAGATCAGTATACCTTTGGTCATTTTTCTAATAATTTTTCTACTGATCTACTTTTTTTAAGATTTTGATTTTTTTCAAAATATTCATTAGTAGCTTCAAAATATCTATCCAAGCATTCATCTCTAAATACTTCTAGATCCTCAATCAGTATGGGATTATCATTTTGATCTAACAATACAACTCCATTAGTTCGACCTTTGGTCAACAACATCTCTACGAAAGTTAACAGTATTCTATCAATGTGAAACAGTCCACCATTATATCCTAGCGTTAATTTGGCCGCGATTTTTTCTTTTAAAATTTTACGTTGGATCGAAAATGTCTGCCTATAATTGGCAAACTCTAGAGCTTGTTTTAGTTGATCCTGCATGCATTCTCCTTGATTATCTGCGCACTTTATTTAGTGGCTGACCTAATCAAGGAAAAAATTATGGGGCGATAGCTGAGATCGTCACTATGGGAAGTGTAACTGAAAAATTACCTAGACTCAATGGTACTAGTATGCCTGTAGCATATAACAAACTTACTGATACAGTAAATGTTCCGTCTACAGAATCACCTGGAGGAAAGTTTGCTGCTGTTTGTGTTTGCACACCGCCAGGGCTGGGAACTCCTACTCCCGGATCTACGTAATTATCAATGAATTCTATATGCCATTCGCCTTGACGAGCCGTTCCCGTGGAATTACTACCTGCTGTAGCATCCAATGTTCTAGCAAATATTTTATATGTGTTAGCACCGTAAGGACTAGAACCGCTCAACGAATACCATAGTTGACGACTGTTTGTACATCTGTACCAGTTTTGACCATCGTTAGGGCTTACACCTGTGCCAGGGTTATTTCCACCGAATTGCTGTGTGCCTGCCGAACTTAGTATAGAAGTCCATTGTGTGTTTTGAGTTGTAGCGGAACCGCCGGTGCGACTGGCTGTGAATCTAATCTGGCCGCCTGAATTCCAAAAGTATCTTGCCTGATTAGCGTCTGGCCAGGTAGCAGTTACAGTACATTGTATCTTGCTGGTCCAATCAGTACCATATATTCCTGGCCAGGTAGTGGTAGAAGGTACCGACGGAATATTTACAGCTGACGTGTTTCTAATTGTGTTGTAGTCTGCTACACGGATTTTGTCATTTACGGCCATAATTGTCTTTTATATCAAGTATGCTATTTACAGAATCAACTGCCACTAATAGCTGAAAGTGAATATGAGGGACTGGTTATTGCAAACGACCCCGATGGTTGCAGACTGCCGGCTGCTTTGAGTTCAGAAACTGCTATAGTTAGTGTGCCGTTCACAGAATCGGTTGGAGGAAATGATGCTCCTGAGGCCACATCTGGATCTACATATGTATCTGCTAGTGTTACACGTAAGAACAATTGGGTCGCTGTACCTGTACTGTTGTTAGCTACGTTGGTTCTAGCTTCTAAAGTATATGAATTATTAGAATACGGACTGCTGGCAAACTTAGTATAATAGGTTTGAAAAGTATTGGTCAATGTATAGTATGTTATAAACAGATCAGTATCAGCTCCAAAAGATCTAGTTCCGATAGAATTTAAGATATTAACCCAGGCAGTATATTGAGGGGTTACAGTACCTCCGGTCAATGAAGGGGTAAATCTAATCTTACCGCCGCTGTTGAAAAAATATCTTGCCTCATTGTTGTTGGCAAACGTAACTGTAAGTGTTGCTGTAAGACTGTTCGACCAAGCAGATGTGTAGGTTCCGGAGGCTTTTGAAGTCACTACTGCTTGACTAGAGTCTATTCGAAATCTATTAGCTATAGCTGTTTCTAATAGGGAGTCATAGTTGGTGTTAGGTGAGCCTGCTCCGTATCCTATAGGGTCGCCCGCAGAGATTTGAACTATGTTAGGCAATACCCCATCTTGATGCACTCGAATATTAACAATGTCGTATCTTAGTAGATCCCATTGAGCCTTTGTGATAGAATTTCCTTCGAATACATCTGCACTCTGCACAGTCTGACCATATCCTCTGGTCGCTGATCCCGTGCCCATCAAAGACTGTGCTTTGTCCTGTATGGTTACGTACTGTGAAGCAAAAATCTGTGTACCGGATGTCATGTTACAGCACCACTGATTGTATTAATTTTACATCTTCGTTGTCACTGGTTTCCATGGCTACAGCAAATACATCTAATCTATCTTGCGCTACCTGTGCGCAACCTTGATCACCGGCAACTAATCTATCTCCTTTACGTACTGATCCTTTGACCTTGATTGGTACTCGACCCTTAAGTGCCACGTAAACCCCGCCTTCTAGCTCACTGTTCATCATGTATGCTGGATTTTCACTGATCACTCCTATGGCTAGTTCGCCGTAGCTAGATGCGGTAACTTCGGCTGGACCCCCTATGACCATTACAGTGCCAACTTCGTATTCTGTGTCAGCTAGATATTTCTCTGCGAGATCTGCATACCGTGCTGATGTAGCGGTTCCTTGGAATAATACCGCTGAGATATTACCGCTGGAGTCTCTAGCCGCAATGCTATATGCGGTAGCAGTAAGTCTAGCGGTTCTGTACTTGGTACTGGTAGTTGCATCATTCCATGCAGGATCTACTACAGCATCAGTTTTATCAATGAATGTCTTGTCAGTCTTATCTGCGATACCTACAAATTGGTTAGCCAGTATATTTCCTGAAGTATTTCTTACAGGTATAGTAGCTATTGCAGTACCTGGTACCGTAGCACTAGGATCTAGATCATTTAGCTTACTGGCATTAGTGGCTGCAGAAGCTGTACCTGTAACTGATCCGGTTAAGGTTCCTACTATATTGGCTCCCGCAAATCCAATCTGTTTAGTTGCGGCATTTATCATTACTGTGTTATCTGAGGCCAACACATTGCCTGTATGAACTCCTAGAGAATTTCCTGTGACATTTCCTACAAGATTGCCAGTATGTGTGGTAGCGTAAACGTTGCTCCAACGACCTCCGTTGGCACCTAATGAGTAGGCATTGTCATTGCCAGGCACAACTCCTGTGCTGGTGATCACCGCGATGTCTCGTTCATCGGTAGTTTCAGTTACAGTAATGCGGAATGTTATAGGGTTTCCTAGTCGATTTTCAACAATCACTTCGTCACCACCTTCAACACGCAGTCTAAAATCGTTACCATCACCTACAGTTAGGCCTGGATCATAAAATTGTACTTCACCAGTGAATGAATTTTCACCTTGTTTGAGGTATTGATCTGCAGCAAAACCACCAAGGCGAGCTGCATTATTTGCTGTGCCCCACATCACATAATCATCAGTACTTACTCCAGACTGAGATTTGGCCAAGGTAAACCCTTTCTTTATGACCGTGAAGTCATCGATTGTATTCTGTGCGTTGTCGAGGGTAAATGATGTTTTACTAAAAATTCCTATGACCTTGTCATCTGCTATTATTTTAAGTATAGTATGTGGACCCACCGCTGTGCTGACCGTTCCTTTAACCACTGCTGCAGACACTATAGACGATCCTAGATCGGGACTGGCTTCTGGTCCAATAAGTGCAAACTCTGTGCCTGTCCATGCATACAATTGTTTGGCAGCAGAATCCCACCAAAAGTCACCAGTGCTTAAACCGCTGGGCGCAGTGGTGCTGACTTCTGCACCGCCTGCTAGTTTAAATCGAGAACCATCATAGAATTTTAATTTTTTATTAGCACTATCGAACCAGATTTGCCCTGTGATTACCTTGGGAGGAGCAGTAGTGTTAGAAAAATTCTCTAAAAGATGTAGAAAGTTTTCATTCTGAACTTCGCCGTATCCCGCATAGTTTTTACCTACAAATCTTAAATCTGAGGTGGTGTCTATGGTCCCGTCTTCTACAGATACAAAAAAAGCACCGTTAAATTTATCTACTTGATATGCCATTGATATACTCCGCTAATCATTATTATTACTTATCAAACTATGCGAGCTGCTGCGGCCTGGCGCTGCTGCTCGAGCGTTATGTACTCTTCATCAGATAGACTGGTAGTAATATTCAGTGCTTTTTGTCGCAGATGTCGAAGAACTTTCCAATCTGTGCTATTTAAAAATTCACGTTCTTGCCCGTTTGCCAGTTCCTGTGCCTTTTGTGTTGCTACATTTGCAGCTACAGCTATTATAGTTCTACTGGCAACATCAAA